TTTAACAACAGGAAGTACAACAGCTTTAAACTCAAGTGGTTTAGTTCAAGTTCCAGCACAGACTAGCATTACATCACTTGGAACTCTTACTGCATTAGATGTTGACCAAATTAATTTAAATGCAAGCACACTAACAATAACTGACAGTAGTGATACTGGAGATAAAGTTACAATTGCAACAACAACTCATGGTGCAACAACAGTTACAACTGTTGATGATGATGCTACTGCAGCACATCTTAGTTTTGATGTAGACGGTAATATAGTGTTTGATGCACATACTGGTGTTTACACTTTTAGAGATGGTACTTCTGATGCTGATATTCTTTCAATAACAGAGGGTAACTCTGGTGATGTAACTATCAAAACAATTACTAATGCTAAAGACCTAATATTTACAGACAATGGTGATAATGAAGGCTTTAGAATACTAGACAATGCAGCAGGTGTTAAAGTTGCAGGCACATTAGATTTAGGTCACGCATCAGACACTACGATTGCTAGAGCAAGTGCAGGTCAAATAACTGTTGAAGGCACTGCAGTTTTACTTGCAGGTGCACAAACAGGGATTACCACAATATTAAATACTGGCACTAAAGTAGGTAGAGATTCACACAACTTAGTTGACTTTACTACTGACGATACAATTGCATTGCGATTGAACAACAATGATGTTATAAGTTTTACTGAATCATCTCAAGATGTAATTATAAAACCACTTCAAGACACAAAAGATATAGTATTCCAACAGTACGATGGAAATGAAGTAGCAAGAGTAGAAGATAATGGAACATTTAATATAGTAACTGACAAGTTAGCAATCAATGGAACAGCAGTTACATCAACAGCAGCAGAGCTAAACATACTTGATGGAGTAACCTCTACTGCCTCTGAATTAAATATTTTAGATGGTGTTACTTCTACTGCATCTGAACTTAACTTACTTGATGGTGGTACATCAGTTGGTGGTTCTATTACAGTTGTAGATGCTGATGGATTCGTTGTAAATGATGGTGGAACAATGAAAACCATTCCTGCATCAGATGTAAAAACATACGCTGGTGGTAGTGGTGGTGCTTATTCCCTTGTATCTAGCACTAATTTTGGTGCAAATAGCACTATGACAACTGAATTTTCAAATATATTTACAGAAGAAAATGCAAACTACAGAATATTTCTTCAAATGGGTCAATATAATCAAAGTGGCACCCCATTTCCATATTTAAGATTGTATACAGATACAGGAACAACAGAAGGTGCAGTAGCACAATATCATGGCAGAAGCATTGGTTCAGGAGCTGTGGCTACAGAAACTAATTTAGGAACAGGAAGTGCACGCCCAAGTGGTGATGAATGGTCAATGATATGTGCAACTGATACTAATGCTGGTGTAATTCAAGGTGATGACTTTCCAGCTTATCATGCAACTATAGATATATTTAATGCTAGACACACAACTGGAACTAGCCAAACAACGAACAGAGATAGAGTAACTGCTATTCAATGTCAAGGTGGTTATATGGATATGGCAGGATACTATAAACAATTTAATTTTCATATAATGTTGGATGAAGCATCAGAATTATTTGGTTTTGGAATACATACGTCAAAATACTATCCTGACTCTGATGGTGCTTTAGGTACAAACCTGCATGGTTCAAATAATCCTACTCAAGGTATGGCAGGGCAATTTGATTTATATAAGATAAGCGTTACTTAGGAGATATTATGGCTACATGGAAAGATACAGATGGTTTTACAGATGCACAAGTTGCTGTGTTGAATAATTTAAGCAATACAAGGTATAGCAATGACACTTATAACTGGGCAAATGCAAACTTTCAACTAAGTCTTGTTGGTACTGATATAGAAAATTTAAGGTCAATGGTAAATATTACAAACTATCAATTAGTAAGTGTTAATCCATCTGTTTTACAGAGCACTTTAAATGTTACATACGATAGTGCTAGTGATTATACAGACCAAGAAAAATCTTGGATTGCAGGTTGGAAATTTAATAATGTAGGAAAAATAGGTTTTGCAATAGCAAGGGCTAAAAGATTATCAGCACTTTCTTATGCAGACCAAACTATTATAGACCTTTTAGGAGAATCATTGTAATGGCAGCAATACAATCAAAAAATAGAGCAGAACTAAGACAGTCAATAGGCTATCAACTTGGTGCTTGTACTGTAGGAACTGCTAGTGCAAATACAGACACAATTACTTTAAAAGACACAATAAATCTTTTTGGTGGTGACGATGAATACAATGGTTCATGGATTGTAGTTACAGATGCTACAGATAACACTGTAAATATAAGAAGAATAACTGACTATACTGCTAGCACTAACTTAATCACAGTATCACCTGCACTTAGTTTTAACGTTGCTACTGGAGATGCTTACGAAATATATGACAACGATTTACCACCTGCAAGAATACACGATTTTATAAACAGGGCTATATCTGGGATTACACGGAAAGGTGCCCCACAGACTACTGACTTTAGTTTACATTCATCATCTGAAGTATATGCTTACTCATTGCCATCAGATTTGATTGGACTGCAGAAAGTAGAATACAGAAAAAAATACTTTGGTAAATCATTACTTACTTGTGATGCTGTCTTTGATGAAAGAACAGATGGTGTGTCAAGCGTTGTAGTAGATGAAGAAGACCACAGAGAAGGTCAAGCTGCAAACAAGATGGTTATTCCTGCTTCTACTGGCACAAATGCAATATTAATATCTGACTCAATAACATCTACAAACATATCAGGTTATACTCATTTAGAATTTTTTATAAAAACAAACGTTGCACTTACAGCAGGTCAATTTGTAGTAAGGCTATCTGCAGTAGAAAACAATGCTACAAGTGGTGTCTATGAAGAAGTAGCAGTGCCTGCAACATCAGCAGACACATGGACTCATCACAGAATAGCTTTGAGTAGTGCAGAGAACCTAACGGCTATAATATCTGTTGGCTTGATACAAGTAGCAGACATTGGTGCAGCAACTGTATCAATAGATGATATTAAGGTATCAAGAGATTACGGTGCAGCATACGAAGAAATACACAGAAACTTTTACACAATAGACAGAGCAAACAGAAGATTAGTGTTTGATGAGAATGCTAGAGCAGTTGTAAGAAACTCTTTGCTTAAACTTACTGGAGTAAAAAAACCTACACTGCTTACATCTGACACAACAAGTTGTGATGTAGAGCCAGAGTTTATTATCCAAAAGGCATCATCAATGGCATTGCTTGCTAGGTCTGACAGGTCTGCTGAAAGAAGAGAAGCAGCACAATTAGATAGTGAAAGAATGAATTTACAGGCAGAGCAAACGTTAGCAAGGAGTCAAACTCCACAGAGGTGTGTTTGGATTGATTGATGGCAGTAAAAGTAGTTGATGAAAATGAAATAATATTAAATGGTGTTTACTACCGTGTATCTAATCCTGTAAGAAGATTTATCACAAGTCAGTTTCCCGGCAAGATTACTCTTGGTGATTACAACCTAGAGTCAAACCCTATTACATCTACGTTTGTATCTAGTGACCACAGAGGTGGTATAGGTATAGAACGTATGGACCCATCAAAAGATTTAGATAGAGTCTGGTGGTCTACTGGGCAACTAAGACACAAAGACCACTTTGTTTTACCGAAGCTAGCAGTTGCTAGTGGTAGTGACCCTGACACAACCTTAGAACAATTTTTAACCTTTAAAGGGGTATTGTATGCAGCAGGAGGAGGATTCCTGCATACATACAACACAAGTGATTCATGGGATGATATTACAGTGTCAACAACAACGCCAATCGATAACTCAACAGATGCTGAAGTTGGTATGGTAAATGGTGTTTCAACGGCAGTTTTCGCCAACAAGAGAGGTGTTTATTACAGCACAACAGGTTCTGGTTGGGCTTCAAACTCAACTGCAAGCACACCGTTTATAGCATTTTTTAAAGACCAAATATATGCAATAGACAAAGACGGACAACTAAGACGGTCATCTGATTTATCAGGTAGTTGGACTAACGATGCTACTTTAAAATTAGATGATGATTCAATAGTAGGTCTTATTGTTGCAAGAAATGCAAGTCAAGAAAGAGTCTTATACGCAGTGACTCAACAAGGTTTATATGTGCATGATGATGCTAATACTAGATTTATCAAAACAGATTTTATTATTCCTAAAGGTGAAAACAATGGAATAGGAACAGCAACATGGAGGGGTAGTATTTACTATCCTTCAAACATGGGTTTATTTAAAATAAATGTAGGAAGAGATGCAACAGTGGTTACAACTGTTGGTCTTGATAAAGATGATGGTGTTCCACAAGTTTATAGAGGAAAAATTACAAAGGTTATTCCTACACTTAACGAGTTATTGTTAGTTGTAAATGCACAAGAACAAGACACGACACCACTTACAACACGAATTCATAATACAGCCGGAAGCAGGTCAAGACAGAATGTTCATGTCGGTGGAGGTCTTACAGGTTTTTCTTATGTTGCAGCTTTTGATGACAGAGGCTATGAAATAAAACATATTACAGGTTCTAGTTCAGCAGGTATTACAGGTGCATTTGTTGGCACAGACCAAAACAAATACAGGCTGTGGGTAAACTATGACAACAATGCTTACTTTGTAAATTTATCAACAGATGTTATTAATCCAAGTCAGATTGCTGACCAAACTTATGCAAGTTCAGCAACTCTTGAAACACCATATTTTGATGCAAACGTTATTGGTCAAGACAAAGTAGCACTAGCACTTAGAGTAGAAACAGAAAATCCTACAACTGATGAAACTGTTACAGTCTCATACGCTACAAACTACAATGATACTTTTACAGCTTTATCTGCAATATCAAGCACTGGCGAGACAGAATTTAAACTACCATCTAGTGCAAATCCAATTGGGATAGAGTTTAGAAGTATAAAATTTAAGGTGGCACTAGCAAGAGGCAGCACAAACACAAACAGTCCTGACATGATAAAACTTGCTTTACTATTTAAAAAAACATTACCAGTGCAGTTTGGTTTTGATGTTCTTCTTGATTTAACTAATGACCACAAAGGTAAAACAATAAGAGACTTGCAAGCTGCAGTAGATACTGCAATAGCAAATAAAACTCTTATGGAACTTACTTACCGTGATGATTCCGGTGGCACTAGAAATTACTATGTCACCGTGCTGAGTGCACAGGCTCTGGAGGAAACTGGGTTAAACGAGAGGGCACGTTTTAGATTAACGTTAAGTGAGGCTGTGTAGTGGTAACCCAGAGGCAGAGGAGAACAAGCAGTGGTAGGGTCCTTGAGCCTGTACCTCAGTGGTGGACATTGGCAGGAGGAAGCCAACCAGAATACTATGTATATAAAGCATTACTTAGGACTGGAAGAAAACTAAATGTAGATTTTACTTACCAATCAAAACAATTTGGTGGGAGGCTTGAAAGAGGTGGTGCTGTAGCAGACTTTTTAATTGTATCTCCACCTTTAGGAATTAATGTTCAGAGCAAATATTATCACGCAAGAACGACTAATCAACGAGCACATGATAGACTACAGAGAGAGCAATATGAGGCAAACGGTATTAAAATAGCTTTTATTGACGAGGATGAAGCGTTTGAAAACGCTGACTATTATGTTAGAAGGGCGTTAAGTGGTTACACTAGCACGCCGTTAGGAGACTAAATATGGGAATAGAATTATCAGGATTTGCATACGATTCTGCAGGTAGTCCAGTTGCAGATGGTAGTGCTGTAAATGTTTATGACAGAAATACTACAACTAATGCTAGGGCTACGACTTCAACAAGTGGTGGTGCATGGAGTATTAGTAACAGTAACGTCACTGTAAGCAGTGTTTATCAAATGGATGTTGAAGTAACTGTTGGCAGTACAAAAGTTAGATACAAGTATGATGATGAAATAATGCTCCAAAGAGTAGATGTAAAAGACTTTGTACTAAGGTCTGGTTCATCTAATCAATATGTCCAGACTATAGTTCCAGAAACATTAACAGCAGACAAAACAGTTACTATTCCTAATCAAACTGGAACAGTAGCTTTAATTAATTCTTCAAATCAGTTATTTATTGGTGACACTACATCTACTACTTTAGGTCAAGGTTTAGTTATTAATGGTGCTTCTAATTCTTCTCCAAATATAGAACTTAAATCTGCACAAGTTGCTCATGGACTAACTGGAACAACCGAGACTGACACTTTTGCAACGTTTGGATTATCTGATGCTACTGGTGGTTTAGCAATAACTGGTATCACAGAAACACAAGAGTCTAATAGTTTAGATAGTGCAATAAGAATTAGAGGAGTACAAAAAAATACTGTTGATAGTGACTCAACTGCTAATGCAGGTGCTCCAGTTGTATTAGAAGGTGTAGAGCACGATGGTTCAAACACTATGTCAGATTTAGGTGACGATGAAAATGTTGTTGTATTTAAAAACGGAACTGGAATAAATACAACTACACATATATTTAAAGGTGACGGAGACATATTCGTTGACGGTTCAACTACAATCACAGCCTTTGACGATTACGATGACGTAGCTTTGCTTACTGCATGGAACGGTGCTGTGACACAAGATAATAGATATAAAGTAGAGTTTAAATCTTGGGTTGATGAACACAAAGATACTCTTGAAAGTTTAGGAATAATTGCACCAAACTCTGACGGCACATTTCATTACTCAATCAAAAACTTAAACACTTTGATGGTAGGTGCTATTAGACAACTAGGTGCAAAAGTAAATAAACTAGAGGAACAACTAGCTTTGAAAGGAGCATAAATGGCAGATTTAACAGTATCAGTAACTGATGCACAGTTAACTAGAATTAAAAAAGCGTTAACTGAAAATGGTGTGGAGCCTGATAATGCAGGCGTTGTGACGTGGTTAAACAATCAACTAAACAACAGAGTCAAAATATACGAGGAAGCTGTAGCAGTTGACTCGGTATCTGGCTTAGGACTATAAGGAATTATGGATAACGAAATAAGTATTAAAACAGAAGATGTGCAAAGTGCAATACAAAAAAACCCAGCAATAGACTGGGCTCTTAAAGAAGAGTCATTACTAAGACAAATAAGAGAATTAAAAACTAAACTTTCTGAATATGAGAAAGACGAAGAGGAGAACAAAGATGCCTAGTGGAAGAAATTACGGTAGTGGAAGAAGTAGTGGTATGACAGCCCCAAAACCAAAGAAAAAAACGGTTAAAAAGAATGGCACCAAGAAAAAAAAATAAAACAGCCAAAGGCGTTTCACTAAATGGTTTGACTGATAAACAACAGTCAACAATGGTTAAACACGCTAAACATCATACTGCAAAGCATTTAAGAGATATGAAGAAACGTATGATGAAAGGTGTCTCATTTACAGCAGCCCACAAACAATCAACGAAAGCAGTAGGAAGATGAAATTTATAATTAAATTCTTACCACAACCTTACAAGAATATAGTTACTTTCTTTTTGGCTACACTTGAAAATGTAAACGAGAAAGAAGAATTAGAAAGAATAGGTAAACTATTTGCAGAGATTCTTGAAGATGGTTCAGTTACTCCACAAGAGTGGTTGTCGCTTGCAGGCAAAAACGGACTTGGTATACTAAAAGGTAATGGCAAGTAGAACCAAAAAAAAGAAAACTAAAAAAAAGGCAACCACAAGTAAACGTAAGTTTAAAAAGGTCCCTAAGACCAAAGGTGGTGTGCCTAAGAAGTACGTCAAGGGTGCTAAGAATCCAAAGGCTAGAGAAGCCGAGATAAAGAGAACTAGAAAACTTTATCGTGAAGGTAAACTTACACCTGCTATGATGGACAGAATAAGTAAACAGAGGAGCAGAGGATAGTGTCAGCAGGAAGATATAAAAGTATTCCCGGAGCAAGCAGGTACTCTAAGTCTACCTTAGACAAGGTATACAAGAGAGGACTTGGTGCTTACTACTCATCTGGTAGTAGACCAAAAACAAGTGCTCATGCTTGGGCTATGGGAAGAGTAAAATCTTTCGTCACTGGTAAAGGTGGTGCAAGAAAGGCAGATAAAGATTTACTTAGAGGTGGTAGCAAAAAGACCACTGCAAGAAAGACTACTGCAAAGAAGACTACCAAGAAAAGAACTACTCGTAGAAAACGAGTAAAGACTATGGGTATGGGTAGTTAAATGGCTCATGATAGTAGAAAGAAATCCATGCTTAAAAAGTATGGTCTTAAAGGTGTAAATAAAGCTAAGAGAACACCAAGCCATCCTACAAAGTCACACGTTGTTCTTGCACAAGAAGGTCATACACTAAAACTAATTAGGTTTGGACAGCAAGGTAAACGTGTAGGAACACTAAAAGGTACAGCAGGTAAACCAAAGAAAGGTGAGTCTGCTAGAATGAAAGCTAAAAGAAAATCATTTAAAGCAAGGCACGCTAAGAATATTGCTAGAGGTAAAATGTCAGCAGCTTGGTGGGCAGATAAGGTAAAGTGGTAATGCCAAAGCCAAAAGGTAAAAAGAAATATAGTACAAAGCAAAAGAAACTTGCACGAGTCGCACCTCCAAGAGACAAGATAACTGCTGCAGACTTTAAAAAACTTAAGAGAAGAAAGAAAACCACTAAGAAACGTGGATAAATCAACACTTGCAATCATTGCATACTGTGTATGTCTTATACTTATGGTTATTGTTGGTGAATGTTATAGTGTATAATGATTGTTGTGTGGAGGCATTATGTGGAAAAAAATCAAAAAAATAATTAAATCAATTATAAAATTACCTTTTAATATTGTTAAAGGTATCGGTAAACTAATTCAAACAATGGCTAATTTTATTTACGATATTGCAAGAGCCTTTGTACGAATGATTGTCTTTGTTCTTAAATCACCTTTACTTATTGCAATTCAGTCCTACAAGAAAGGTCTTATTATCAGAGACTATGTAATGGCTAAAGTAGATTACTTAGACCAAGAGAGTAAGAAGTGGCACAGGTTCTTTCAAGTTCTGGCAAGCCCATATAATCTGCTTCTTAAGCTAGGTTTTAACCCCCAGATGGCAGCTTCATTTTTGATAGTGGGCTCAACTGCCACGACTGGAGTTGTAATAAATGAAACTGTACTTGCAGAAAGGTCGTTTAGTAATCGAGATGCAGGTGTATATCTTGCACCATCAGATATGCCTAACTCAGAATTAGAAGAACAATTTAAAGAAGAAGTAACTACAAACACACTTAGAGTTCTACTTAATGACACACCAGTAGAAACAATTAGCATATCAGATGTAAACGTAGGAACTTCATTTGCATCTAATGGTCAACCATCTGCTTTGCCATCAGGTAAAACAGAAGCAATTTTGATAGACGGAAACAACACAAGAATAGAAATTGGTAAACTCGTCTTTTCAAGAAATAGTTGTACCACTCTGGTTATGACGAATATCAATTCCAATAAGACAACCATCAAGGATAATCAAGCCGATGGTTTATCTATATACCAAACAGCTTCATCTACTATACCTAACTTGCGAATATCAGGTGGTTACTACATGGCAGACCTATTACAGACTCAAGGTGGGTTATATGACCGAATACACATCAGTCCATTAGACAGCATTAGTTCTTCTAAGGTTTATGTAAACGAACTTAATTTAACTAACATCGTGTCATCCGGTGGGTCATGTACGCTTAATAAATTGGATGTCGGAGAAATCGAGGTAACTTTTAATAGGGTCGGTGGAGACAGTTCATTAGTTAGTAAGGCGTTAACTGTGTCTAGCACAGTTACTAGTGCCAATTGGGTCGTTGACGGGAATGTCGAAGTCTTAATGGGACCAGTAGAAAGAAAGCCTGACTAACAGTGAAAGACTGTAGTCACGTCTACATACTACCTGAGCCTAGTAAAAAACTTGGTTCTGAATTTAAAGTAAAGTGTAGTAAGTGTGGCAAACAACAGTTACACAGAAACTACATTACCAATGGCAACCCATGGAGAAAAAAAACTTAAATACCTAACTCTTTGCTTGAGTCAAGACTTTTCTTGATTCGCATCTCTTCTTTTCTAATATGTTTTGTAAGGTCTAAGAATACATCTAGTTCCATTGTCACCAAATGCACGGCTACTTGTTCGTTCTTTTTATGTGTTTGGCATACTACAGGTATCTTTCCTGTAGCATTGGCAGCTTTCCTAGCTTGGTCTACAGCCTTAAGTGTTCTGCTAGACACAACCTTACCTGCCTTGACTTCAAGGCAAAACTTAATAGTTTCTACATCAGGAACGTCACCAGAGTGTCTTCCTGTCACTGGATTTCTTTGTGCATTAACTGCATCACCACCAAAAAACTCAGCCCATCTTCTCTCCCAGTTTTTCCATACGCTATTTTTCATAGTTCCTCCTTGGACAAATAGAATTTAATTTAAGAATGTGTATATAAATAGTGTGGACAATTTGTTTTGCATGAATTTAGAATGTTTAATTCTCAGAATGTATCACAACATTGTCCATAAATACAGGGGTAAGTGGACCAACGTAAGCACCGATTACATTAAACTCAAAGTATTCGTTTGCTTCATCGTGAGTCATACCATCTCTATCTACTAAGACTTGTAAGCATCGTTGTTTGTCGTATACAGCGAGTGTTTTATTGAATTGGTACCCAACACCTATAAAAGCCTCATCAAAGCCGTCAGCGAGCATTATTTCAATGTCAGGGTTGTCTCTGACAAGAGACTCGTTGAGTGTCAAAGGTCTATCCATCTGGGGATTCTAAAACTTTCATACCTAGGGCTATAATTCCTCCTGTACATCCCGTGGCTATCTCTGTATAACCTTGCCATACACCGATAGCACTCAACATACCTAAGACGATAATTGCTAAAAATATCTGGGGTCTAAGTTTGCCCATCATTTTAAACTCCTACACTTGTTTACCATTGCTAAGAATACTTCTTTGACCTCTAATAATACACCATAACTTCTTTTACCGTTAACATCGGTGTCACCCATGGGGACTTTGTCTTTGCCCCATGTAAGTTCTTGAAGTATCTGTGTTGGTATTATCATGGCACCAAACTTGTTGCCCTTGCTATCAGCAAAGACATGGACTTGGTAGTCTGCTTCAGTAACATTTAGTCCTGTACTTTGTCCTCTACGTTCATCGTATAGTTCCACAGCAATTTTCTTTGTGCGAGACCATATATCACGTTCAGTCTTTATCTCAACTAAGTGTCCAAAAAGTTGAGAGAACCAATGTTCCGACTCCTGACCAAACTCCAAGTCATGCCTAAAATCATAGTTTTGTTTAGAGTTACTTTCCAAACTCACATATCTCCCAGAATGAACACCACTTCTGTGTGCAAGCCCAACTACCTTCCGGTGCAGGCATAAACACTTTATTGGCTATTCCAGACTTAACGTGTTCAATTCGTTTGTTAACTCTGTCTTTGTCGTCTTGTGTCACCTCGGCGTGATGGTAGAAAGTCTTTGGTGTGGCTATGTCTTGGACTACAGCCATTCCAACCTTGTCTACGTTAGCCATGTCTGCATACTTTACAAGTTGCAAATCCCTAGTCAGGTCAGGTGTCACGTTTCGTTTCTTGACTTTGTTGTCGACAATAACCCCATCAACTGTAATGAAGTCAGCAAAGCCTTTGAACTCTTCGCCACCATCATCTACTGATACAAGTTCTACTTGCACCTCTTTGGCTTTGAACTTATCACCAAAGTCTTTGTGATAAGTCTCAGCAAGTTTAGAAGTCCTATCCTTGCTAATGTCTTTTGTAATGTCGTCTTTCTCCCAATCAAACGTGTCACTGTCTTGTTCTTTTTCATGAACATTGACAGCAAAGTCTACGAATTGACTTTGAGTCAGACCCTTGTTTGTCTGTGCCTGTTTGAGGAAATGTTCGTTGGCAGCATTGTCAACGCTTGTTCCTCTAAGCACAGCACTACCCATCTTCTCAGGGATACCTTCGACATACCTGTAGTAGTATTGCATACCACAAGTCATGTACTTTCGTATCTGAGATACAGATAGATAGCTTCTAATTGTACCTTTCATGTAACCTCCTAATCACACTATGTTTAATTTATTTACTTGTTCTACACAGTAATCACAAGTCATTGGCTGTTCCCATTGGCACTTGCCTTTGGGACCCCATACACAACCTTTCATACCGTGTAAATTCCTCAACCATTCTTCCATGTGTTCAAGCATTGTCATTTTTTCCCAGAATTTTTCCCAACGTTCTGCATCTTCGACAATCTCATCTTGAAAATATAATTCCTTGAACTCATCCGTGCACCATGCAAGACCAGCTTTTAACTGACCCATTGATTTCTCTTTGTCTGTAAAGTCTACTCCCATGGTAGTTCATTCCTCTCCTCCTGCCTCATGCTTTCAGTCTCACCAAGAACTACAAGCGTGCTGACCATCACATCTTTGAATCTATCTACCACAGCAAAGTCAAAGACTTGCTCCAGTTCATCCAAAGAAAAGTTAGATGTAATCATAGTCCTCATTCTTCTTGAGTACCTGTAATCTAATATCTCATAGAACAGAGACCTGACATAGTCAGTTGAGTATTCTCTGCCCAAGTCATCAATGATTAGATGCTTTACATTCTTAAGGTGGTTTACATACTCATCATACTTGTTGGTATCCATCATGGATTTAACCTTTGATGCGAGTTCTGCTGATGTCATATAGACAACCATCTCTTTCCTTCCAATTATCCAAGAAACAGATGCTTTTGCAAGGTGAGTCTTACCAACACCAACATTGCCAAGCATAACCATCCATGGACTTTTGTCTCCACTTGCCCAACTAAATGCAGAATCCTTTGCAACTTTGCACTCATCGGTCCTCAGTTCATAATTATTAAATCTTTGGAATGTTGTCTCACCAAGACCTGATACCTCCCAGAGGTACTTACTGTAATCAGTCTTGTTAGATTTACATACACAAGGAAATGCCTTGCCAAAGTTAGGGTCGCCGACAGGAAAAAGTCCTGTGACCCAACCCAATCCACTGCAAACACACACCGTTGGTGTCTTGAATGCCTTACCTGCGTTTGCCTTGGCTCTTTCATTCAGGTCTCTTATGTTCTTTGTGTGTCTCTCTGACACTAAAATATCCACTTCATTTCTTACACTCTTGGGTAATCTCTTCCATGGTATTGCAGGATAACCTGCTTCAACTGCATCTAATGGTGTAAGTTCACCCGGAAGACAGACCTCTATCAATTCTTTAGTGAATGCTTTGACTTCTTCTGGCGAGGTCATTGAGTTTGGAATCTTTAAACTTGTTCCCCGAACTATCGCTGAGTCTTCTTCCTTTTGCAGTTTTTTGACCAGTTGGTCGTATTTCATTTCTTTCATATTCTTTTGCCTTTCTTAGCCATGTCCTCAACCTCAAGTATGGGACAAATGTTTTTGGTTTGTTAGCCACCTCCCAGTAAGAACAAAACTCCTCAACAATATATTCTATGTTCTTATCTTTAAATTCGTCTTTGACAAATTGTATCTGTCTCTCTGTTAGATACTTAGTATCTTTAGTAACTAGTAACTTGTTACAGAAACTATTGAATCTGTCTATCCATGTCTCTTCTGTCACCCTTTTGTCACCCTTTTTGTCACCCTTTATTTCATACACTTGAACGTTACCTCTTCCTGTTTTATTGCTTATTCTATCAACTAACCCATCAGCCATCATTACCTTTAACTTTCTTTGTACTGACCTCTTTGAGACACCGACTGCATCTGAGATACCTGCAATAGATATCTCAGACTTGTCCTTAAGTATTGTTATAATTTTCTTTTCAATCATAACTTTGCTTGCGTTGTCTTGACTTCATCGACTTCAATGACTTCAATGAAATCAGATGTGTCTCTAAGCTGTGCATTGTCATCAATCTCGCTATGCGACATATCTTTAACTTTTTGTTCAGCTTCTTCTTTTGAGTCTGCATCAACTTCAATAGTTGCATAACTCATCTGACTTATGTTTACGTTGTATAACACGTTTTGCTCCTTTCTATTAATCGTTTATTTCTTCAAGCATATCTTCGACAATACTTTTTATGTCAGCTTGTTCATCTTGCATTGCATCTAAAGCAGATTGCAAGCGTTCCTCGCCCCACATATTATCGAGAGACTCAACTGCATCTCTTACTTTTTCAATTTCAGTTTCGGGTATTTCGTTATGATTTAACGCCTTACTGTACTTGATAGCAAAATCTACAATCACTTTCATCTCTTTTAAAAATGTTTGAATGTTGTTCACGTTTAACTCCTTTCTAACGAGGGGCAGGGAAATTTCCCAACCCCTCAGTTACTTAGTAAACGGACACAGGAATAAGGGATGCTATCATCTCTACCGGAGATTTACCTTATCGTTTTCTTGGAGGAACCTGTGCCCGATTAAATTAATTAATTGGTTGTAGGTTTTCGATAGAGCCGGCATCTTCAAGTCTACTCATGAAGTCATCGATAGACTCCTTAGTAATCTTGATGTGAGTACCGACCTTGATTGACTTTATCTTGTTTTCTTTTATCAAGTCATAAAGTCTGTTTCTACCTATACCCATCATTTCTTTAGCCTCAAGGACTGTGTAAAGCATTTTATCCATTGTCTTCACTCAGTTCTCCAAGTAGTTCTTCAGCACCTAATACTGCTTTCCTAACTACTCTGGCTGCAGTTTCACCTTTCATGAAACCTGCTGATACTAATCCCTCACAATGAGGTGCTAGTTCAATCAGGGCTTTCACAGCAACCTGTCTTTCTATAGACCTGTTCCTGCCATCCACACTGCCACCTGATGAGGCAACAGGTACGGATACTTTTTCAGTAGGTGCTACTACTTGTCCACCGTCAACTGGTTCCCATGACTGGATGTCCCAGTAAAGTGTTCCTGATGCTATCTTATTGATAGAAAGAAGAGCAATACCTTTGGCTCCTGCAAACAGTTCATGAGGTGGGTTCCAGAACCCATTTACCTCTTCAAGAATTACTTGTTTAAACGGTCTGTCTTTAACATTGTATTTACCCTGCATTTTTACAGTTACTTCTACTGGTAAGTAGATTGCCCGTTGTCCTTTCATCTCAGATACTGACAATTCAATAGTGTCATTCTCGTTAGCGTAAGGATTAGGCGTGTTCTCAGTTGTCATATTTACTCCTTTAACTGATTATTATTTACTAAAACGTTTTTTACTATACTCTTATTTACCATTCACTGCAACATCAAAATTGTTAGTCTTGAGAATGCCAATGATTGGTATGTAGAAATCAGGGTTCACAATGATTGGTGAGTTGTGAATATCACTGGGGTCCTTGTAAGCCCATTGTTTCTTATCAACATTATTTGCTATAAAACTTCTTGCCTCTGGGTTCTGTGATACCAGAGTTACAATCTCCTGTGTTTTATAAATAAATACTTGTTTCATAATTGTTTCCTAAAAAGACACGGTGACCCTGTTACAGGTCACCGTTTTGCAAAAGTTCTATTTAATGCAATGTCTTGGTTGAGGTTGACTAGAAAGTCACAAATTCATATTAATCTTTGAACTCATCTACGTCAATACTAAACTCAGCAGCTTTCTCAATGAGGTCTTCTCATAGTGGCAACTTCATTTCCTCTTCTGTTAAGTTTGTAGCTTTAACAAATTTAGTCTTGTCAAATCTTGGATTATTTGCACCAAACATATCTGATAATTGTCTAGCAATACTAGTAATTAGAATGTTTTTTACTTTGCTAGTGTAATCTTGGTCAGACAATGCTTTCTTTCTTTCATTTTTCAGCATAGCTGCAATTAGTATGTAATCTTTTTTCGTCATTTTGATAGACTCCTATGACTTGTTGTTACTAATACGGTAGAGGGCATAGTTGATAGTTATTTAGTTAAGTCTAAAACCACACTGTGGGCATGACTGCACCACGTTTGGTTCAGATTGTTGTGTAACTTGTGGTGGCACAAAGTTTGGATAAGCAACGTTAGTTGATTGAGCAATATTACTATCCATCAATCTTTTTAAAGTTGGTCCATCGTAAGTGCCTCGTTGAACAATGTCGTTGCCATCCATCTGTGCTTGTATGTTTGCACTTGCGTTAGATGACCACAACATTGAGTTAGGTCTTACCGAAGTGTGTATCTTGGAAAGAGCATTTACATCCTTGATGTAGGACATACTTTCTTTCTCAAAATTAGCACCTTGGTCTTCCTCATCAACAAGCATCACACCATCCAATGCAGATGCCTCGTTGACTAGACCAATCAATTTCATGATGTAGTTTCTAGCCACCAAGTCTCTGCTCATGGACAAAGGTATCTTCTGATGAACATTCAAAGAATACTTGAATTGAGTATCTTCAAGGGTCATCACTGGAATACCTAGTTCATAAAGCCATGGTGTTTCTGCTTCAAAGATTTCCACCTTTGTTTTCCTTTGTAGGTTTTTCATTGCGTTGATACCATCAATCTCTTGCAAGACTGGAGTTGGCATTGTTACTTCAACACCGTGCTTTGACTGAGGTCTTGGAATAATCTCACCATTGACGACATAACTTATGCCTTCTGGTGGTATTACATTACTCAGCATTTCCACAGCAGTTTCAAAGTCTCCCTTCACCATAGGTAGTACAGCCTCAACCGTTGTGCCTTGGTGGTAGTTAGGGTCTTTGTGTTTAGTCGTATTCCTCACACCATCTTTGAAACTAACGGTGTAATTCCTAGTCTTAATCACAGCTTCCTTTGAAACAGCAATGAGTTGTTTCTCACCTGCATTGAACCTACCTGCAACAGTAGGGTCGTTTCTCTTTTCAGTAGTCCTGAAGAGAGTATAGATGTCGGTTGGGTCTTTGAAACCACCACCGTCATCTTGCACCTTAAGTTGTGCAGGTCTGTTGCCATCCTTTGTAAGTTCTACAATACAAGAGGTTGGCGATACAGCACCTTCAACGTAGCCCAAGAATTCATCGAACACATTGGTCACTAGTTCAACTGCGTGTCTCCATGCAGGGACAGAACCAAATAGTTCTTTGAGTCCTTTGATGTCTACTTCAAATGCAGATTTAATACTGCTTACAACTTTCTTAGTCATAATTTCCTCCTTAATTATGCCCTCTACTAAAACGATATTGAGGAGGCGTTTAAGCCTCCTCTCTTTATGAATATTCTAATTCTATTTTTTGTCTTTTATCTTTGGATAAACTTCTTTCACATCTCCAACACATCACATCGCCATGAGTTACCCACCACCAATCATCGTTACTTATCTCATCTTCATCTCCCTCAGCACCACACTGTATGCAGTACAGGACATATAGTTCTTCACTCATTACTCCACCTCCTCTATGTCAAGTTCAGCAAAGTCTCCTGCACCTGACTTGATGAATTGAAGTTTTACCTTAAGACCTTCATAGTCTTTATCATCAAGAGTTTCGTCTTTCTTGATTTCAATCCATGCACAGCTAGTCATGTCAGTCTCCTGACCTTGACCCAAATCATCACCATCTCCCCAGTAAAATACTTCTTCTAGTATTCCTTTAGGTAATGGAATGTTTGAAACAATCTCATAGTGCCTAGTCTGTTGTTGATACTCTTCAAGTTTGTATGTTTTACTCATCATTACCCTCCTTGAGTTGCTTGTTGAGTTCATCTATTTTTTCTTGAACCCATACAACACCACGAGTATTGATGAGACTGATAAGATTGAAATTATCAACCTCTTCTGAGACTTGTTGTATCTCTTCCAATTTTCTTTTAACATTTGCCACTTTACCTCCTTGCAAACATTGTTTATTACTAAGACGATTTTTTACCATGAAGCTTACAAAAACTACCTCGTGTAGCTTTTAGCAAACAATTTTTCATCAAACAATAACCCATCAAAACTTCTTTATTTTTTACTTTAAGTTTCACTTTTGTTCCTTATACTTATTTATTACTAAGACGATAGAGGGGAGTTACCCCCTCTATGGTTTCCTGCTTTGAACATTCAGTTCACCATTATCACCCAATGGTACTTCAAAGAATGAAGATGGTTGTGCAGAAATTATCGACATTGCAAACTCGCCACGATTTTGTTTATCTAACATAACATGATGCCAGTCTAAAGCTGTGTCAACTGCTTTGCTTAGAGTTTTACGAAACTCAGGGTCAACATCGTGCCAACCTGCGTGTGCTTGTAATTCAAGTGTTACTGCTAACCTTGTTAGGATAAATCCCAACATGAAGAAATCAATTCTTCTTACATCCATAATTTACCTCCTTTATGGATTGTTTTACTAAAACGAATATAGTCCCTACCCTATTCATAAACAGGGTAAGGTGCTTCTTGTGGATATTCTTTATGAAATGTTAATTTGAATTTACCAGAGGCACTTACTTCACCTCTCAATGGCTCTAACAAATCTCCATACATTTCTATCTCTCTTTGGTATGCTTCATCACTCATCACAACATCTTTCATTTCTGAGTTTCCATAAACTTTTTCAAACCATTTTTTAACGACTGTTGTTAAATCGTCAGGGATTTGAAATGGCAATCCTGTTAATGAGTCATGGTTAAAGTACCATCCACCTTCTTCAGCACCACCATAAACTTGCGACTCTTCCCAGATAGCCACCCAAGAAAAATCCAAGCCTTTTAGATTTTTTAAAGATGTTACTCTATCTTTTAAAAACTCTATCTCCTCAGTTTTTGCTTTAAGTTTAGTGATTTCACTATTCTTTTTTTCTAGTTTATCCACCAATTCAAGTATACTTTTTGTGTAAGTTTCTTGAATTTCTTTGATTGATTTCTTTTGCATTGTTCCTCCTTGAAATCTATTAATTACTAAAACGATATCGAGCAGGAGATTTACTCCTGCTCTTGGTCATTCTCCCCTTTTGCAAATTGCTTGTAATACTCTGGTGATTTTTGGTTGTAAGTTTCAATCGTGTACTCTTCGTTTTCTTGTTTCCATGTACCATCTGATTGATAGACCCAACCATCAATGCCATCCTCAACATAGTTGTAATCAAGCCAACCTTCCATGTCTAACAAGGCACAGAAATATGCTTCCATTTCTCTTTGTGTCTTGAAAGTCCTGTTTACACTTGCTTCTTTGCTGTTGCCAAAGACAATCGATACTTCGTATTCTTTACTCATTTTTGCTCCAATACTTTGGGTTCTTGTAGCATAATGAGTCTGTCTGGTTTACCTTCTTCTTCAATCACTTGCACAACGGCACATCCGTTAGCACTGTTGACTTTCTCGTCATCCATTGAACTGAATTCAAAGTCCCATTCAATTGCTTTTGCTTTTGCTTCCTCAATTGATAATGCAGTTATTTCAATATCGTAATAACAAACATGACCAATTGTTAAACTATAAGTATTCATAATCCTCCTAATACTTTTTTATTACTAAAACGATACAGTGGAGGGGCATGATTGCCCCTCATAATATGTATGGGTCTTTTTCCCAAGGTTTATCCTGTATAAATTCTATAATTCGTAAACAAGTTTGGTCAGAGATTTCTGTATTTGCACCAAACAAATTTGCATTTTTAATACAAGCTATAAAAAGTTTTAGTTTTTTATAAAGTTCCCAAGGTATTTCTTTACCATCTTCACCAACAAAAACTTTTCTATTTTCTATATTAATTTTCATTATTCCTCCTATATGAATAATTTATTTATTACTAAAACGATACCTAGCAACCGAGCAGGGGCTTAGCCCTGCTCTGGATTGTTTACCTCTTCGATTGTGTCAACGTCTGGGGTGTCTGGTTTCTCAGTCTTCAAAGAAACTGTAGAGATTTCATGAATGCCTGATGTTCCAAACTCTGAGCCATAAATTTTTATGTCACCTTTGAATTTGTAATTATTTGAGTAATTTTGTTTTGAGTTACAATAGTTGTTAACTCTAATTCCATTAGCCCATGCTTCTTGCATTGTGTCGCCTTGCTCATCTGTATAAGCGTCTTCAAAGTCGTTGTATTCCCAAGCCATTTTGTCAGTGTCAGTAACAAATCCATCGTCATCAAAAATAAATAACATATCTTCAATGCAACCGTTTTCAATGCCAATTGCTACAGCTTCACCGAGTCTTTGGTTTCTAATTACTTTATCCATAATATCCTCCTCTATGAATAATTGTTTTTACTAAAACGATTGAGGGGCATTTTTGCCCCTCATATTATAGGTATAATGGTGGTGGATATCCTAAGCCTGATGCGTTAGCTTTACCCCACAATAAAAGTCTTATGTAGTGAAATGCTTTTTCATCTTTGCCTCCGATATGCCACATATCAATATTTTCTTTATCTAAACCATCAACTGGGTCGTAATTCTTTCCGTTTTTCCAGTTGTAAATTGTAGCAACTGTTTTGTCAGGAAATTCAATTGACCAACTAGCAAGGGTTTTGTTATCCATTGAACCACCACTGTGTTCTTTACCAAACACTGAAACTAATTTGTCATAGGATATTTTTACATGACCAATTAAACTAGTTCCAAAGTCGTTAAGAGTTGGTTTGATTGTGATTTCTGTTTCCATGATTAAATCCTCCTTATCATGATTATTTTTTACTAAGACGGCAGGGTCATCAACCCTGCTCTTTTAAGATTGAAATTATAGAATTATCTGTAACTACTATATTTCCTGTATCATTAATAGACACTTCAATCATTTTAACCTCCTTGATTGATTACTAAAACGAGGTTGGGTTGGGGGGCTTGATTGCCCCCCACCAATTAAACTTTTTTCTTTATTTTTCTAACAAAGCTATGTTTTATATCCATTAAATACCAATTTGAATTAAAAACAGTATCTCCAAAGTCTTCGCTATTATTTTTAACTTCTTCTAATGCTTCTGCTTTTGATGAGGCATAAGCTGACTGATAACTAACATGAGTTTGCTTGATTAGGTAATGTTTTTTCATGATTAATTCCTCCTTATCATGATTATTTTTACTAATACGATTGAAGGGGGGGGCTTGATTGCCCCCCTCCGATTACTGATACAATTTCACAACTTTGTAATTGTATTCCTGACCAACATAATTTATATGCTTTGAAGTTGTAGAAGAAAACCAAGTATCAACTAGAATTTCTCTTTTTTCGTGGTCAATAACTGCAACCTTTGTTAAGTAACTGAAAATGTAATCATCAGACACTAAAAGGTTTTCTTTGTATTTTGGCAGTTTGTTAAGTGTTGAAATGTCAACTTTCATAATATTATCCTCCTAATTATGAATTAATTTATTACTAAGACGAAACCAAGCGACAATTTGGAGGGTCGCTTGGCATTGTCTTGGGTTCTTTCGTTTCGGTTTATTAAACTTTGAATTTAATCCAAGGGTTGCCACTTGGAACCATACACCACCCACAGTTTCGGCTTCATTCCTGACTTTCACAGTTGTTCACTTAGTAATTTTTTTCAAAGACCTAGGCTAGAAAACATAATCAAATAATTACCCTTGGATAAACATTTTTTCTGTAACTAGCAACCACTACACGACCAGACAACCTCAACAGATTAAATAATAATGTAGCTTTGTATTTTACTTTTAGTCATTGATAAGACTGCTTTTCTCATTCAACAGAATTTGTAGAAGTTGTGTATTGCTTGAATAAAAATCCTTCGGACTATCTCAGCAGGGCAATGCCACGCCCTCCATAACCGAGATGATGAGTATTCAACTAATGACCCAAGGGTCAACAGTCTTTTTTTCTGTGACCAGTTCACATCACCCCAGTTTGAACCTACCTGTAGAAACTATTTTTCAACTATGTTGTAGCTTCCCTTTTAGATTTCCAGTACCTCAACAACTCGGAAACGTTTGCGTTCACATCAGGTCTAGAAGTTCATTTGAGTTGACCGAATTACTCGGCTTCTATGACTTCCCCCCCCTGCCGTTTCATGTTGCCCCCACTTGTCAGGGTTCAAGCCTGACTCCTAAGCCTTCTATGTTTGCTTAGTCCCTGAGGGTCTAACAACCTACCAACAACAACCACAATCTATTATAAACATACTATAATATGATATGTCAAGCATTAATTTAAAAAGGGATAATGTGGCACATTCATTTAAATATAATTACAGAGTTGATAAAATAGTAAATGACTATGAGCAGGAAAATACAGTTAGATAATAAAAAGATAGATTTAATTAAGCAGGATATAGAACGGCTAGGGCTACACCCTACAAGTGCCATAATTAGACGGTGTGGGGTTTCTGAGTCTGTGGCAATGGGTTGGCTCCGTTTTGGTGAAAAAGTCCGAGTTACATTAGATACAGAAACTGAAACAGATACTATAGATACTGTTACTGTTACAGATACAAAGAATATGAACCCTAGTGACAGATACAAGCAACTGACACTGAAATTACATGATACTGTTACTGAGGCTGTTACTGAGTTTGAGGCTATGCAATTAACGGAATTAACGACTGCTGAGAATGAGGCTGTTAAGAGTAAAAATAGCCAGTGGCTGCTGTCTAAAAAATACCCCGACAGATACGGAGATAACAAGAACCAGACGACAATTGACGACCAAGCAAATGCCCTAATCCAAGCTTTAATAAATATAAATGTGCCAATTTCAGAAGATAAAAAGCCAATAGAGGACACGGCGTAACGCTATATAAAACGCCGTAAGACATTCCAAACTCAATAAGGACAACATTCCCAATTTTTCAGAACTATTCCAAACAGGTCAGGGACATTCTCAAAAACATTCTAAATAACAAAATGGGAACGTGAGAGAACGTAAGGCACGATAAGGCACGGAAACCCCCAAGCCCCGAAAGCCCGTCTATGAGACCCTGAGACCCCTTAAAATCGACCATATCACATTATTTCGCCGAAAAAAAACGCAAACGGTGGGGTGGGGTGGGGGTGGTGACGGGTGGTGGTGGTGGTGGCGACAGGTGGCTGTGGCTGTGGCTGTGGTGGTCGTGGTGGCTGTGGGGGGGGTGCTTCTTAGTTGTTACTGTCTGCGTAGCTATGTAGTACTACCTCCTGTAAATTTTATGCTAAAATGTGTTTCATGATACATGAACAACGTGATGCTCTATTCGGTGCCATAGGTTACACACCTACGGCTGCCCAGCTTGATATTCTTAATGATGATGCTAGATTCAAACTAGTTGCCGGTGGCGTAAGAGCAGGTAAGTCTAACCTTGGGGCTATGTATATGTTTGAAAAGATTATGGCTAAGATTGTCGAGGACCCTGATGCTGCTTCTGGCAGTGTTTATTGGCTAGTTGCTGCAGATTACGAGAGAACTAGGGGTGAGTTTGACTATCTTGGAGATGCCTTCAACAGGCTAGGTATAATTAAACGTGCCACACGTCAGGTAGACCCCGGATACATTGAGGTGTCCGTTGGTTCTAAGAACCTAAAACCGTTGATTATCAAGACTAAGTCTGCGACTGACTACAGAAAACTTGCGATGGAAGCCCCGATGGGCATCGTTGCTTGTGAGGCTTCGCAGTTAGACCAAGAAAGTTACTGGCGATTGATGGAGAGAGTGGCAGAAAAGCGTGGTTGGGTATTCCTAGAGGGTACTTTTGAGGGAAGTCTAGGATGGTACCCCCAACAATTTACGTCATGGCAATCACCGGGTATTCAAAATTTAGAGAGTGCGAAAAGTTTTTCACTACCTACATGGACTAATACACATATATTTCCGTTGGGAGAGGATGACCCTGAAATAGAAAAGATGAGAACTGAGCATTCCGATGAATGGTTTAATGAACGTGTCGCCGGAATCCCAAGTCCTCCAAGTGGATTGGTGCATCCGTCATTTAATGTAAACATTCATGTGAGAGAAGTTGAGTATGACCCAGACGAGATTGTGTATCTTGCAGTCGACCCCGGCTATTCTAGGATGACCGAAAGTGCGTATGCCGTTGAGGTGTGCCACATAATTGATGGGCAAGTGCAGGTATTTGACGAAATTTATGAGAGAGAATTGATTGCTTCCGACATAATCGAGGTAGCCAAGAAAAGATTTTGGTGGAATAACACGGATAAGTTTGGCGTAATTGACGTTGCAGGAAATGCACACGCCGGAGCCATGCCATCAAACACTGAGATATGGTTCAAAGAAGCAAATTTAATTATGCAAAGTCAGCCCGTAAAGATTATTGACGGCATCGAGAGAATGAATAGTATGCTCAAGCCAGACCCAATAGACTTAGAGCCCGGATTAGTCATTGACCCTACTTGCAAAGGACTGATTTCTGAACTTGGAGGAGGACCAAATCCGTTTGACGGACAGGTCAGAGTTTATAGTTGGCAAATGAACCGAGAAGGTGGGGTAGTTGGAAATGTTCCGAGAGACAAGTATAATCATGCTGTAAAGGCATTAACTTATCTGATGGTAAATCAGTTTGGATATGCCGGTAATGAAAACTATCAAAGGGAAGTTATCCCAGTGACGAGATTTAGATAATGGCTAGAAAGACACAAGACGAAATAGTTGGTGATGTTTTAAATAAAATAGAAACACTATTTGACCAAGACCAACCCTTACACGACAGAATGGACATAGATTACTCCACATGGAGATTAACTCACTTTGTGCCAGACGAAGAAGAAGGTGTCGACCCAGAGGATGCTTACACAACTAACTCAATGAGAACATTAGCAGACAAGATAGAAAGTTTTATTTCTGGTTCTGAGCAAGTTGTAAGAGTGCATAATGATGCTGCAGACGAACAGAAACGTGCTGCAAACGATAACTTAGAAAGATTAGTCATTGGAATGCACAGGCAAATAAATAAAAGAATGCAAAGAAAAGGTGAGCCATTGCTTATACCTCAGCTTGCTTGGTACTCTACGGTACGAGGTGGTAGGATAGCAACAAGGTCACTGCTTAGAAAGAAGCCAAATGGTGAAACTTTTGCAGAGATAAAACCACTAGACCCAAGACATTTGGTTGTCCAGTACGGAGAAGAAGAACCAATCTTTGCAGCTTACAGAATGACTCAAACAAGGTCAGAGATAAGAGACACCTACAAGAATTTTAAATTTTACGATGTCACACTTGACGATGGTCACGAAGTAGAGTTTGTTTACGACTGTTACGAAAGACAGATTGTAAACGGCGAAGTTAAATACATGAACTATGTAATCATTGATGACCACTATGCAAAGAAACCTGCAGATACGTTTGCACTTATGTTTCCAATATGTTCTGTCCCAGTTGGGAGTGTACCGATTCTTGCTACATCTGACACAGGAATGCGACAGATTGATAGCATGGCAGACATCGAAGACCCGATAAAAGACTTCTCAGAATCAATTTTTGCTCCTAACAGGGACATCATTAAGTTTAAAAATAGAGTTTTCTCGTACAGAATGGCACTTGCTGCAAGAGCAGTAGACCAAGCCTACAAGGTTTCATCGTTAGACGGAACTAAGGCATTAGAAGACAACCCATCAAAGAAGGGGTCACAAATAAATGTGTCAACTCAAAATCAAGAAGACGTACAGCCATTACCGTTGTCACAATCACCAAGAGATGCAGACGTATTGCTTGGTGCAATCAATGACGATGAAGTAGACGGTGGATTACCACCACAGGCTTTTGGAATATTGCAAGCACCAATATCTGGTTATGCGATGAGACAGCTTGGAACTAACATAGAACAGAAAGTTATTCCAAGACTTACAGCAGTTCAAAACTTACTTGAAATGTCTTTTGAACATTTAATTATGATGTACGAAACTAAAGGGTACAAAGAGTTAAATGTATCTGGTAAGACATACGCAAAGATGCCTTTTGACGGACCGATAAAACCAGATGACATAAAAAACCACGGTGATTTAACATTTACTTTACTGCCTGCATTACCAGAAGATGATATGCAAAGATATTCTATTGCACAGATGGCAACTCAACCTACAGCAACTGGTGAGTCATTAGTGTCAATGGACTTTGCAAGAGACAGAATTCTTAAAATGCAAGATGCAGATTTAGAAAGACAAAGAATATACGAACAGATTGCAAGAACATCGACACCAATTATGCAGTTAGTTCAGCTTTACACTGCAGCAATGAAGAGTGGTGATGAGCAAATGGCTCAACATTACTTGCAAGAAATCAAAACTGCAGAAGAACAAAAACAGATGCAGGAACTTGCACAACGTATGGCATTTATGCAACAATATGGACAGATGCAGCAACCAATGGCACCCCCTGAGCAGGGAGCCCCTACATCGAATGGAGTAAGACCAGAGGTCATGCCTAATGCAGCCATGGGAGGCATACCGAATACTCCATCACCTAACCAAGGCATGAACACGGCAGCACCCAGACCCGGAGCCCAAAGTGAAAGAACTCAATTACTTAGAAGTATAGGACTGGAAGAAGAATGAACACTTATAGAATTGTAATCAAAGGTGAAACATACTATGTAAATGCTACATCAGCACAAGAGGCTGAAACAATATTAAGAAGGTCAAGATTTAGTGATGATATATTACCTGACGATAATGCTACAGTTACAGAAAGTAGTATTCCAACAGGCGATACTTCTAATTTAAATATAATCAATCAAACCAATTCCCCAGCACTTTACATTGACACAAGTTCTATTGGTTCAGGTGCAGGTGGTATTGGAGATGTAGGTGTTTCTTCTGGTGAAGTTTTACCAAGTTCACCATTAAATTTAACTAAAGAACAACTTGAACGTGAAAGACAACCATTTGGACAATTTCAAAGAGGTTTCTTAACAGGTTTAGGTCGTGACCCAGATGCTCAATTAGGTGGAGCAGAAAGAAGATTTTTTCAAACTAGACAAGCACCCGGACTATCATCAATATTATTTGATGCTTTATTAAACCCAACAACTTTTCAAGACTTTATTGGTGTAGCAGGTGTTGCAGATTTAGATGAAACTGATAAAAATTTTATAAATTCTCAAAGACAATTACAGGGATTAGCCCCTATAACAGATGCTGAAACACAAAGAGCATCACAATTTAGATTATCAGAAGCTGCAAAAAATCTTGGAGCAAGAGGAGTTGATGTTTTTCAAAACGCAAGAAATACATTTAGAAATCTTTTAGCAGGTGCAAATCAAAACTTTTCTGGTTTAGATAACAACAGTGCACAAAGAACTTCATTACTTGAATTGACTAATCCTTCATTTAATAATAGACAAGCACTTACCGATTTATACAACCTTGGATTAGGAGCAGCACAAGATAGATATGGTACATTTTTAGGAAGCCGTATAATTCCTAATCAAGCTAATTTAGAGGCACAATTTCAAACTGCTAGTGCACCAGAAAGAGAAGCAGGTTTCTTAGACTTTTTAGGTAACAGGTTAGGATTAACTTAAATGGCAATACAGAATTTTGACATTGGTGGTTTATCAAACTATCAAAGACAATTATTTGATGCTGCACCTAGAGATGTATTTTTTGCAGGTCTTCCACAAAATTTATCATTTAATCAAAGACAATTTTTTGAAAGTCAGTATCAACCAATATTTTCAAATTTTCTTGGTCAAAATGTAAGAAGAGTTGCAGCAGGACAAGATGCAATGCCATTCTTAGATTATATGTCAGGACTAGATGTAAATAGATTGCAAAGAGATGCACCAATGAGTCAAACAGGTATGGGCGAAAGAGGTATTACATCTGGTGGCAGATTCTTTTTTGGTAGGTAGAAATGGTACAAGAAATATTTGGAACTTTTAAAGAAAATTTAGACAATTGGTTAAATCAAGGAAACAATAAAAAAGAACTTGATAACATAGCAAAAGATGTAACTGGTTTACCAAATGTTAAAGTCAAAGACCCTCAAGCATTTACAAGATTTTTGCAAGATACAACTCAACAACCACAACCAGATAGCCCACCAGTTTTTGGACAAGGTGGTCTAATAGACCCACAAAGAGTAAAAGAATTTGGTTTAGGTTTAGCAGAACTTGGTAGTTATGGTTTAGGTGAAGCAGGAGAAGCAATACGAAATATTGATGTTGGTGGTCAACCTTTGTATGAAGCAGGTTCTGTACAGCAAGGATTAATTGACCCACAAATTGCCATGGATTTTGCAAGAAGAGCCGGTGGTCCTGAAATACCAGAGGCTGTACCTTTTATTGGAGGAATGACTCCACTTGAAGCTGGTGCAGGTGGTCTTGCAGCAATGACAAGTCCATTGGATGTTGCATTAACAGCAGGAACTGTAGGTTTAGGACCATTAGTAAGTGGTTCTTTAAAAACAACAAGAGCAGCTTTGCCAGCAACTAAGATTGGTAAAGCACAAAAAGCAGCATTAAAAATTCCAGAAGTTTTAGCAGAGCCTGTATCAAAAGGTTCAATTAAAAAAAGAGCATTGGCTGAAGTTGCAATTACAACTCCAGCAACAACTTCAATTGTTGGAACTCAAAAAAGACAAGAAGAAGGCACAGCATACGGATTTGAAAATGCTGCAACAGCAATTGCTGCAGGAATATTTACAACTGGTGCAGGTTTAACTACAGGGCAATTAGCAAAAAACGTAAACCTTTCAAGAATTAAAAACGCAATGAAGTCATCTGAAATAGCTTACGCTAAAACAAATGATGATAATTTAGCAGGCGATGTTTTAAATGACCCTTTATTTAAAGCACATTATGAACAGATATCACCAAGCCAAAAAGCCTTTGTAGATTCATATTTAAATCAAGTAACAAAGACACCAATAACACAAAAACAAAAAGAATTTTTATATGAAAAATTATTAGGAACATATAACAGAAAAAGAGTAGATAAAATAACTGAAGTTTTAAATAACAATGACCCAAAAAAATATGAGGCACAGCAACTGGTAGATACTTTAAATAATGTTAATACGCAGAAAAAAAATAAAATAAAATCTTTAGATGTTGAGTACGATGAAAAAGTTAATTCAAGCAACAAAGGTAGACTTGCTAGAGTATTTGAAAGCAATGGCAGAGTACACAGAGTATATAAAAATGTTACGCAATGGGACCCAGATGCAAATAAACAAACAACTGTTTTAAATGGTAGACAACAAGAAATAATTGATAAATTAATTATTGCTGTAAAAACAGGTGATGCACAAAGTGCAGCAGAGTTTGCAGCAAGAAAAAAAGCACAACAAATAGAAGCAGAAGAAATATATTCAAGAGTTTATAATGAAAACATAGATGAAGGTCGCATACCTAGAGAGGCAGATGCTGAAGCAAGGAGTGCTGTAAATGAACATAACAAAAAAATTAATAAGATGAATCAAGGACCAACAACTACAGTAACTTTTAATCCTAATAAAGCAAACTTGCCTACTTACAAAACAATAATACCTAGAGAAGGTACTCCGTTATACAAACAATTGTTAACTGGTTTAAGTAACACTAAATACAGTGTTGAAGAAACAAGTTTTTTTAAAATTGAAGATGTCGATGAGTTACTAAAAGCTATCGATACAAATATTTTAAATAATCTTGATAAACAAAAAGCTATTAATGCTTTAATAAAATTAATGGGTGACCCAAAATATAAGGGAAAATATAAAACACAAAAAATAAAAGATGGATTTGGGGCATCAGAACAAGAAATTTTAGAAGCACCAAGATTTGGATTAGAAGGCAAAATACCTAATGCAGAAGAAATAAATATATTAAAAAAAGCATTTGGTAATGAATTAGTTAATGAATTAATTAAATTACAAAGGAGTGGTTTAAAAACTACTTTTACTACACCTAGCTTTACTGTTGCTGGCAGAACTATTAAGAGTAAACAATTTAATTTAATCCAAACATTAGACCAATTATGGGCAATACCAAGAGTTTTAAAAGCAACTTTTGACTTGTCTGCAATAGCATTACAAGGTGGATACTTTTTAATGACAAGACCTAAAACAACAGTTAAAGCAATTAAAATTGGTCTTGGTGAGGCATTTAGACCAATGTTTGAGTTGTTACTTGACCCAAGAGCATTAGATTTAAAACTAAAAAGATTATATTCAAGACCAAATGTAAGAGAATTGGTTGAAGGTGGTATGGAAGTTACTGACACTACAAGTGCAAGATTAGTTGATAGAGAAGAAGGATTTTTGCCAAGCCTTACTGAAAAACTGCCAACCTTTACAATATACGGACCAATAGTACGGGCAAGTAATAGATTTCATTCAGGTTTTTTAAGTGCACTTAGAGCAGAAGTTGGAGACTCTATAATGAAACAAATGAAAGAACATGGCGTACCAATGGACAAAGACTTAATTGCAGACATTGCTAAATATGTAAATTGGTCTACAGGTAGAGGACCAAAATGGGGTGGTGATAAAGCTGTTGGATTTATGAATAGAATATTATTTTCATACAGATTGCAAACATCAAGAATAATTTTTCCTTTTGTTGGAATGATTCCACACAAGGCTTTGTTAGGAAGAGGTCCTATTGGGAATGTTATTAAGAAGGACAGGGCTAAGTTTATGCTTTTTCTTGGTACAATTTTAGGTCTTGCAAAGCTAGTTGGAGAAAAAGAAAATAGAGTAAAGGTAGATACTTTAAAAGGTAAAATCAGAGTTGATGAACAAAGTTTTGATTTTGATACAGGTGCTTTTTCTTATGGTGATTTAGCATTTGATATTATTGAGTCAATTTCACCATTACAATCAAAAGCATCAACAGGTATTCCGTATGATAAAGAGTTGTCAGCAACGTTATTAAATAAATTATCTAGTTTGCAAAATCCTGCAGTTTCAATGATAAAAGAAGGAATTACAGGTAAAGATTATTATGGTAATGAAATAAATTGGGAAGAATACAATCCTATAGCTTTTGATGAAAATATTTTAGAAAGACAATCAAGAGTAGCAAAAAAATATCTTTTGCCTTTAAATATTTTAGAAACAATAGAGGCTTATGAAATATTACAAAGTGGTCCTCGTGCTGCTTTAGGTGGTAGTGCTGACACTATAGGTGTAATGTCATCGACTTATGTAAACAAAAATGATATTGCTTTAGATTTATTTAAAAAAGAATATACAGAACTTTATCCGTTTGAGCAAAAATTTGTTACTACTATGTATTATTCTGACGATAGAGTAAATAGAGAAATACCTACAAGTTTAAAACTTGAGCAAGATTTTCAAAACGAAATGAACGCATTATTAATAGCATACACAAACGGTGATAAAAACAGAGCAGAAGTAGTAAATGATTATTTTAGCAGAAGAGATTATAAGTTTGCAGGACAAGATGTTGCAGGAAGAATTACTTATGGTTGGGATGAACAAGACAGAGAAGATTACGATGTAACTGAATATAGTTATGGTAACGAAGCACAGAAAACAGCTTTAAGACAACATAGAGAAATTATGGATACAGACGGTGTGCAACTTAAAGATGCACAAGGAAACCCAACAAGACTTATAAACTGGAATGAATACGACAGGATTAAAACTGCAATAAGAGCAAATTGGACAACAGAACAAAAAGAGTTTGTTGCTGCAAATAGTTTATTCTTTGAAGCATTGATTCCAAGAAAAATATTTGATTTACTTCCAGCATCTCATCAACAAAAAATTATTGATTCTATTAGAGCAAGAGAAAAACTTTTGAATGAAAGACTTAATTACAATCTTCAAGAAGAATATGACAAAGCATTTGAACGATTGAATAATAAATAAAAATTAGTATACAATGTAATTAAAATTAAATATTTTAGGAGTTGTAATGGTAACAGACAAACAACCTGAGAATTCAACATCTCCTGACTCGCAGCCAGAACTTTCTGAGCCTGCTGAATCTACTTCAGGAATTGTAGACAATACTGACCCTGCTGTGAACGAACAACTACAGCAACAAGGATTAATACAAAATGGAGCAGAGCAAGCAGAACCTACAGGAACTTCAGAGCCCGAATCAGCCGGTGCAGAACTACCTCAAAGCGTTGAGCCAACAACGAGTGTTGAAAACTCTCGTTCTTATTCGCAAGATGAATGGAGGAAAGCACAATCATCTTACGATAAACAAATAGCAGACTTGCAAAAGTCCCAACAAGACTTGCAGGCACAGTTGCAACTGAGTCAATCAGAAGCAACGATAGAAGCTAAGAGGAGAGAAGTTCAACAGCAGTATGAGATGCAAGGATATGCTCCTGAGCAGGCACAACAACTTTCTACACAAGCTGCATCACAAGAGAGGCAAATGCTTCAGATACAGCAGGAGAAAGATAGACTGCTTGCACAACAGCAGCAATTATCTCAATCATCAGAACATACTGCAAAGGTAGCAACGGCAAGGCAATTGCTTTTGGAAAAGGGTATTAAGCCCGAACAGAAAGTAGGCAAGACCACAGCTTATGATGTGTTAATGTCAACTGTCGACCCAAATGCAATGCAGTCAATGGCTGAAAGTATCGCTGACTTAACAGTCCAGCAACAGCGAGTTTTAGAAACTCAGCAGAACAAGGTACCGAGTTCGGGACCTTCGCAGGAACTTCAGTCAGGACAGCCTTCGCCTGCAGCACCATTAAATGAGAAAACTTTAATGGAACGCTACTTGCAAGGCGACAATGACCCAAAGGTCGTTGAATATGCAAGAAGAGTAGCTTCCGGTGACATATAGGAGATAAACAACTATGGCAACCACAGCAACTACTGGGAATTTAGAAAATGCCCAGAACATAATAATTACTGCTGCTAGGTTTACTGAAGAGCACAATGCTCCTGCTATGGCTTTGATTGAGCAAATGAATTTGCCAAAAGGGGCTAAACAGGTAACTGTGCCAAAAGTAGGTCAAATGACTATTTCTGATTTACAAGACGGATTCGACATTGTTGATGACGAAGAAATCGGAATGACAACTGTAGACCTTACTGCTTCAGAAGTCGGAGCAAAAGTAATTCTTACAGACAAACTAATCAGGCAATCTGCAAACAACATTTTTTCAATTGTAGGTAGACAGCTTGGTGATGCAATGGCAAGAAAAAAAGACACTGATGTCCACGCATTGTACTCAGGACTAAACGATGGAACTACCTTTGGTGGTTCTGTAGCGATGAGTCTTGCAAACGTAGCAGGTGCAATCGCAAATGCTAAAGGACAAAAGTTTGGTTCGCAGATTTACATCTTGCAACACCCTTTTGCAACCTTTGACATTGCAAACACAGCAGTAACAGCAACAGGTGCAGCAGCCGGTATTCCGGATGGATTTGCAACTGACTTGCTAAACAACTTCTTTTCAAACATTAGACCACTAAACGGTGTTCCAATCTTTGAAGATGGAAACTTAGCAATAAGTGGAAATAATGCAGTTGGAGTTATTGCAGATAAATCAGCACTAGGTGTACTTAAATCAGTAGACACTAGAACTGAAAGACAAAGAGATGCTTCAATGAGAGCAACTGAAATAATAATTACTGCAGACTACGGTGTGTTTGAAATTGACGATACAAAGGGTGCACCTTTGACATTTGATGCTCAAGCACCGGGAACTTCTGCATAACATTAGGAGAATAAATGGATACTAGAGAACGTGCAGAAAAGAGACAAGAGTTAGTAGCTTCGGGCTATGCTTGGGACATGATTGATAACTGGCAAAACAAAACAGATTTATACTGGCACATCGATAAAAAGACTGTGACTGGAGAAGTAGGTTTTAAGAAAGGCACAGTGATTAAGAATGTACCGGGGACACCTGACTACTTACTTAAGATGGCTCGTAAAGGTGCGTACTCTTATCCACCTACTACCGATTGTGAATGCAATCATTGTAGTTATAAAAGAAAAAAAGAAGAGGCAGAGGATGTAACCATTGACCGAGTTCCTGCCTCTTCTACAAATAAACAAACATCGGTTGATGACGGGGTGTACAATAAACCCGAGGAAAAACAGGAGGCAATTTAATGTCGTTTCCACAAATGATTTCCGGTAAGCCGGGATGGGAGAAGCAAACTTCCACATCACAAAAGCACAAACTTGGAACAAAAATGATTATCCAAGATAGAGTATTCAGATATGTAGAAGCAGGTGAAGCTATTACTGCAGGTCTATTGACCATGGGTAAAGACGGAACTGATGCACACCAAGTTGACTTGGCTGTTGCAGCAGGTTCAGTAGGTGATACAACAATCACACTGTCTGGTTCTCTTACAATTGCTGAAGACTTATACAAAGATGGCTACATAATCTTCAATGACGTTGAAGAAGAAGGTCATATGTACAAAGTAAAAAGTAATACTGCTGTATCTTCAGCAACAGGTTGTGTAATAACACTTGATGAAGAAGATGGTTTAGTAACTGCGATTACTACATCACAGCAAGTAGGACTTTATGAAAACCCATACAAAGACATTGAAATTCATGATGGTAATGGAATTGACAGTGCTCCACTTGGTTGGACACAAGTTGACATTGCATCAGGTTCATACGGATGGATATGTGTTAATGGTTGGACTGCAGCCTTAGTTGACGGCACTCCAGCAGCAGGTAGCCCACTTGTTACATCTAACAACGCATCTCTTGATGGTTCAGTTGAGGTGTACGATGAAGATGGTACTGATAACTTAGCACCAGTTGCAGTTAACGGACCACTTGCAGGTGTTGCCGGTGAATACGCATTCATCAAAGCAAACATAGAATAAACATCTAATTGCATAAGTGGGAGGATTGTTTCCTTTCGGTTCTCCCACTTACACTAATTATGGTTACAGAATATAACGGAAACATAGATGGACTTTGGACCCCACAGGGTTCAGTTGTAACTCGTGTCGTAGACTTAGGTGGAGACACAGGTGCAAAGGTTTATCATTTCAAGGTGAAAGACCCTGTGACTGGTAAACTGTTTGAACTGAGAGTAATCGGAGATGACAATCACAGTAAAGCAGAGATAGAAGATTTAGCAGGTAATGCTTATGAGAAATGGCTTTTAGACATGAGAGCAAAAGAACATAAGAGAAAACCTACTGTAGAGGAAAGAAGAGAAATTGGTAAAATCATCCGTGAGATGAAACAATATTGGAAGAAGAGGAATGAATCTTCAACTGGTAAATTATATTTTGAAGGAGCCAAATGACATTACAAAGAGTACATAACAGTCTGAATATACATACTGCATCCATTCCTTTCTATTTAGAAACGAGTTTTACGGCTGACGATACAGACAATCATGATTTTTTATTTAACGCTAGTGGAAAAGCCGTTCAAACAATTCATGTAAACAACGCAAGTAATCAGACTGCAACGATAACTTTATACGGTTGTCAGGCTTCTGATTCAACTGTAGGTTCCACAACTGCAGTTCAGATAGGTTCGTTTACAGTAGCAGCAACAAGTGGAGGCTATGAATGTTGTAGTGACCCATTTCCGTATTACATAGTAAGAGTTACTTACTCTTCTACGCCAGATGGTTCAACTACTAAATTATTTGTAAACACAGGGGTGGATTAAATGTTAGGGGTAAAAAGTGCCAGTCTTGGCAAGATGGGAACGCACACACTTGATGGTGCATCTCATACAGACGTTACAAGTTTAACTGAGGCTAAAGGTGATATTTTAGTTTACACAGGAAGCACTTGGGACAAATTAGCAATAGGTACAAACAATAAAATACTTATTGCAGACTCAAGCACATCAACAGGTTTAGCTTGGGCAGAAGATATTACAATTGGTGGTGACCTAACAGTATCTGGTGACACAATCACAGCAAACGTTGCAACCATACAGGTTGAAGACAAGAACATGGAGTTAAACAAAGTTGGTTCTCCGAGTGATTCTAATGCTGATGGTGGTGGTCTAACAATAAAAGGTACCTCTGATAAGACAATTACATTTACAAACGCTACTGGCGATTTTGATTTTTCAGAAAACGTAGATATAGCCAGTGGTAAAACATTTAAAGTAAATGGCACTACAGTTCTTTCTAACAACACTTTAGGTAGTGGAGTTACATCTTCATCACTTACAAGTCTTGGAACAATAACTACAGGTGTTTGGAACGGTACTGCAATAGGTTTAGCTTATGGTGGTACAGGACTTGTCGGTGCTACAGACGGTAAGATAGTTGTAGCAGACGGTTCTGGTGCTCCAGTAGCAGTTCAAGCTATGACTGCTAACGATGGTACTTTCAAACACGAAGTAGGTGGTATTGAGGCAGATATCTCAGCAATAGCCAAAGGTGGAATTGTTGCTGGTTCTGGTACTGGCTCAATGGCAATCAGAACTGTTGGAAGCAATGACCATGTACTTACTGCAGATAGCAGTGAAGCTACTGGTATGAAATGGGCAGCAGCAGCATCAGGTGCAGTTACTGCACTAAACAATGCTACAGCAAACGAAATAGTAACAGTTGGTTCTACAACAACAGAACTAGATGCAGAAGCTAACCTTACATTTGATGGCTCAGGAGACCTTGAGATAGGTGCTGGTTCATCTGGTGACCCTAGAATTACATTTGATATAAACAGCACAGACGAATGGACTGTAGGTGTTGATGACGATGATAGTGATAAATTTAAAATAGACACTGGTGCTGCAGTAGGTGGAGCAACTAAATTTAGTTTAGATAGTTCTGGTAATGCAGTTATTGCTGGTGCTCTTACTTTAGGTTCAACATCTTTTGCAAACTCTGACGGAGTTCTTCAAGTAGCAGGTCAGACTAATATTACATCTTTAGGCACACTTACTGCTTTGACAGTTGATGACATTGGTTTAGATAGTAAGACAGTCACAATGACTGGTTCTTCTGGTGATACAGCAACATTAGTTGTTGCAGCCAACGGTGCATTTTCAATAAATACTAATGATGCTTCTGCAGCAGCAGCACATCTTACAGTAGATATTGACGGTGATATAACACTTGATGCACACACAGGTATATTTAAATTCTTTGATGCTGGCAGTGAAGTATTAAGACTTACTGAAAGTGGTTCTGGCGATGTTACTGTCAAGTTAGCTACAGATAGCAAAGACCTTATATTTACAGACAACGGTGATGCTGAAGGATTTAGAATCTTAGATGCTGCAGCAGGTGTTAAAGTTGCAGGCACATTAGATTTAGGTCACGCATCAGATACTACTATTGCTAGAGCAAGTTCGGGTCAAATAACTGTTGAAGGCACTGCAGTGTTACTTGCAGGTGCTCAAACAGGTATTACATCTATTCATGCTACAGATTTAATAATAGGTGAAGATGCACAAACTGCAATAGACTTTGGCACTGCTAATGAAATTGATTTTAAAGTAGACAATGCTAACAGATTAACTCTTGATACTGGTGCATTATATCCTGCAACTAATAACCAAATAGATTTAGGTACAAGCTCACTTGAATTTAAAGATGCCTTCTTTGATGGCACAGTTACAGCAGATGCCTTTGCAGGTCCAATTACAGGTGATGTAACTGGTAACGTAAGTGGTACAGCAGCTACAGTAACTGGAGCAGCACAAAGCAACATTACTTCGCTTGGAACCTTAACAACACTTACTGTAGATAACGTAATCACAAATGGTGCAACTATTGGTCATACTGATGATACAGACTTAATGACATTGGCAGATGGAGTTCTTACTGTCGCAGGTGAAGTTTCAATGACTACTTTAGATATAGGTGGCACTAATGTAACTTCTACTGCATCTGAACTTAACTTACTTGATGGTGGTACATCAGTTGGTGGTTCTATTACAGTTGTAGATGCTGA